GACATCTGCTGATTTCCACGTTAATGACCCCAAGATCGACCTACCGTTCACGAACTTTAACCAAGCAATCTCCAAAACATAGCTTCATAATCTCAGAAAGCTAGAATTGTCTTTAACACGGATTAATATTGTTAAGAAATCTTGATCTTGTTCTAAAGTTCTAAACGCTGACATATGACTGATTTTATATATTAAACGATTCATATTATTAGAATTAATAGAGCTGGAAAAAACGTCAGAGTTACTAGAATATAAATAAAGTGAGTCATAAAACTTATCATAGCTTTCTAGTAGCAGATTATCTTTAGAACCAAATTTTGACAGAAAACATACGACATACATATAATTCACGAAATCGCTATACTCAAATTTAAATTTTAATGGGAATTTATCAGTAAGTTCATCATATCTACAACTATTAAAAACAGAGAAAGCTACTTCCAGATCGTTACGATAATATAAAATATCTTTGTTAATAATCTCTACACTGCGGTCATCACCATCAATCTTGACTTCGAACACCACTTTAAATACAATAACGATTGAGTTTGTGACTTGATAAGTAAAGTAATCAAATGTAGTAATTAATAAACTCTTTAAATAATGATTTTCAGAGGTTATGTCGTTAAGCTTTCTTTCTAAACCATTATTAGTTCCTACGGACCCTATCGCTCGTTTAATTCGTGTATAACTTGAATTTAAAGCTTGATAAGAAGGTTTCTGTTTGTTTTTAAGTTCAATCATTACTCCGGAGTTGTGATGAAAGTCAAATACAACTGGATTTTGAGATCTAATCTGCCTCAGTAATCTATCACGTAAGGTTAAACTAGAATCAAATTCTTTGTGATCATCTGATGCATAATAAGCACTGTAACTTCTTCTTTTTCCTACACTTGAAACCTTTTCATTTAATACCAAATTTGATTCTGTCTTTATTTTACCAAAACCCAACTTTTCTAAAAAAGAATATTTCATTTTTCTTTCTCCTAAAAACAATAATAATGAACTGATTAGTATTTCACTAATCCCATCGAAATAATCCTCTTTTAGAATTCTACTCATACCGTCAAGCAACGTTCCTACAAAGATTAAACCAATTCCTAATACAGGAAATTGTACCAAAGACATCTCTCCTATAAAAATAAAAACATCGCCTAAAAACTGAACAATGGAACTTGCTTTATTAAATTTATCTTCATATGTTTTATTCAAATGCTCACAAAATCTTTCCAAGTTAATTATTCTATTCTCCAAACTATGCAACATTGAATATAATACATTATTAGTACGAAGCATTAGCTCAAGCTCATTTTTGAAAGTAATTAATTCGCCAACAACATCCAAACTGTTATTGAATCTATCCGGCAACATTAAAACATTAAACTTACTTACATCAAAAGATTCGATTTTAAGAGTATTACTTAATTGTTTACCTGCTGAATCCACTATAGAAATAATTTGTGACGAATTTGGATATGGTAGATAAACACGAGGTGAATCACTAGTAATTTCATATTGATAATCATTAACATAATAATCTTCGTTCAACAAACATTTATGTTTAGGACCTATAATACGATTTGATCCACCTTTCATTAGCACTGGGATTTGAATGAACGCTCTATTATAAAGTTTAATGTAAGGACGCGAATCAAATTCCATTGGTATCGTTTGAGAATTAACTTTCCAATATAAATAAGATTCATCTCTATTAGTAAAACAACTGTCGGATTCAACAAAATGATAGCAATTACAAGCTGAATATAGTATATCGCTTCTGTTAGAATGTTCATTAAACTGACTATGATAATTTAAATTATGAATGACGACTTCAAAGTCGTTTTCGTAAAAGTCATTTTTAAAATCCCTACTTCGCAAACCTGGCCATGTTTTTCCATTATAGCGAGCAGCACTGTTAGTTTGTTTACCCTCACAAATATTGAAATTAATTGATACTAGAATCGTATTTTCTAAAGTAAATTCATCACTCAACAAATATTTAGTCTTCTTACTCCCGTCAAAATCTTCAACTAGTCTCAAGTTACCTGACATCTTGATTAAGTCTTTATTAAAAGTCAATGTAGCATTAAAAGTTGGTAATGCGTTACCTAAATATTCGATTCTTTCGCTTATTACTTTAAAACGACATACTAAACTTGATAAAGCATGAACATGGTATACCAAATTACCTTGCTTATCTGAAACTATAGAATTGACATTTAAAGTTTGCTTTTCACCATAAACTTGATTTTGTCCAAAACCAAATAAATAACAATCAGCGTATTCTAAATTATCGGCATTAAAAACTTTTAAACCTTGGTAACTAAACTTTTTATACTTTAAAGAAAACTGTAGTTCGCACAACATTCTATAATCATTACCCGATTCGTCTTTAACTTGTAAAATAAACATTCTATCATGTCCACCAAATTCATCTAATAAAGTATAAGATAATGGTCCCGAATTCAATAATGACGATTCATTATCTAAATAGGTTAATAAATTACAAACAATAGGAGCAATCTCGATATCACATTCACCATATGTATAATTCCATCCAATAAAATCGGTCACAAATTTATTGTTAAAAAGATCGTGCGTAAACTGATTAATTAGAATCTTTTGTGATGCGATTCCGATATCAATATTCTTCTTATAACCGAGTTCCATGCTTAAAGTTTTTGTTCGAATCGTTTCTTCACTCAATTTTGAGACACCTGTTAAAGCGTTCAATGCTAATTGATGCACATATTTAGCCAAATTTTCGTTCTCATCGCCTAAATCTAATTTCTGTTTTTGCTCTAAAGCATGTTCCAACTTAAGTAAATTAACGTAAGCTATTCTACATAAATAATAATCTCTCAAACTTAAATCATCCTTCCCCTTGTAACCATCTAGTACATCAAAAATTAATTGCGAGTTGACGCAAAAATACAGCGTATTTCCAATAAATTCGATAGTAAAAGGTTGTTGTTTAAAAAACTTAATCTTTGGATTAAAAGTAAAGTTTATGAACTGACATACAACATATTCGTCTTTTTGCACAATTCTGATAAGGATATCGAAATTAGGTTCAAATTTATCGTCGACTGTTAAATGACCAAAAACATTAGTAATGTTACAACTGGATGTAATCCCATTTAAATCGATTGTGATATGATTTCCTTTTTTAGTTAAAAAGAGTTTAGTTCTATCGCTATCGTAGCAACACATTTTATCAAAATCTCCATTAAGTATCCAGTACTTAGCAAATCCATGAAAATTAAGTTTGTGAAAATTAAAATTGATTTTCATTCTGTCGACTAACGCTTTATTTGTTCCTGAACATTCGTTCAATCCAAAGAATAGCTGATCTGAAGAATATCTGCCTTGAGTAAGTGAAGTGTTCCATCTTTTCATTGATATATCAGAAAGGACATCTTTGCAATGTTGTATTTCTCGCTTCGTTCGCAGGGTGCCTGCCGTGGCGGTAAGGTAATCTGATGTATAACCTGATTGTTGCATAAGCGTTTGCCAATTTTCTATTTGTTCTATTCGTTGTTCTGTGTTCTGAGATATAAGATATTTTAGTAGATTGTCGGTCTCCATTCTAGGTATCGTATTTGGAGCGTGGAAAAAAACTT